GCTGTTATGCCATTGAATAAATTAGGCAATATGATGAACAGCACATTTGCAGCCGGAGCAATGAGTGGGACAAGTAGCGGTGGTAACGGTCAATTTGTATTAAGAGGACAAGATTTACTATTATCAATAAATAGAAGTCAAAAGGCATCAAATATTAAAGGACAAACAATCAGTTTAGCGTAATGGCATACGGTTTAAGATATACAATTAGTCAAATATTAAGAAATGGCAATACTCAAACTATTGAACTATGGCAAAAAGATTATACTGCGGGTGTTGTTAAAACATACAAACCAACTTCAATAATTTTACAGCCAAATTCTAGTGAGGAATATCCTTACCCTACTATTTTATCTAGTGAATTAAGATTTGGTATTATTTTAGAAACGGAAGACGATTATACGCAATTCCCAAATGTTTTAACTCAAGACAATAGAAAGTATTATGTTATACTAAAGGAAAGTTCTACTATAATGTGGAAGGGGTTTTTATTTAATGATTATTCTCAAATAGGGTTTTCAACAGGTATAAACGAAGCCGATTTCTTAGCTATTGATGGGTTATCTTACATTGAAACTATTGAATATGTTCCAGACGATAGTATAAATCAATTAACTAGACATATTGATATTATTAATACTGCATTAAGTTTATTGCAATATCCATTTACTTCAAATTTAGTTGTTGCTTGTTCTTATTTTGCAAGTGGAATGGTAAATAGGACTAACAACGTGCAAAACGAACCATTTAGCCAAATTTATCAATATAGAAGAGATTATTTAGGACAATCTTATTATACAATATTAGAAAACATAATGAGGTCTTTTAACTGTCGTTTATTTCAAGCAAATGGCGACTGGTGGATATGCTCGATTAATGAAATGGCAGCTCCTGTAAATTATTACACAAAATATTCGTTACCTACATTATCAATCACTTCATCGGGTGTTTTAAGTAATCAAATAAATATTGAGCCTTACGCTTCTAATAATGTCCATTTTGTTAATAATAGTCAAATAAAATTATTTAAGAAAGGGTTTTATAATATACAAGGAAGAGGGAATTATAATTCAGCATTAAATTATGTTCATAATGCTAACCTTAAAGAAAACAACGCAACAAATGCAACGGGTTGGATTAGAAGCCAATCGGGAACTGCAACTGCAACATTAATAGTTAATGCAGATGAACAATTTGATGAATTTTTTATAACTAGAGGTGCTAGTGGAAGCGCAAGTGTTGAAACAGGAAATACTATTTTACCATTTAATTATTATTTGCCTTTAAGTGTTGATGACGGTTATAAACTATCTTTTGACCATAAAACTTTTGTATCAACTAAGGTTCAAATACAATTTATGACCTCTATTTCAATTATTAAATATTTAGATAGTAACGATGTTTGGCAATCAACTCCTCAATTTTTATCTTTAAGTGACACAAATGGTAGTTTTCAATCAAAGTCTTTTGATATTCCACCTTATGAAGACGTAACAGGATTTGTTACAGGATACATAAAAATTGTATTTCTTGTAGATACAAGCGGACAAGCTTCAAACTTAAGAAACTTTATTTTAACTCAAGCGGATAGGGATGTTAAAACTATTGAAGCAAATTATAATATTGATAGTTTAGAAAATTCAACTTTAAAAGTATTTGAGCAACCTTATGGGAATAATTATCCTACATTAACACAGTATAGCAATAACATAGGTGTATTATGCAATTCAGTAGGTCAATTTTTATATAATTGGTATTCAAGCACTAATCCAGGTTCGGCTCAATCAGGAGCTATTGATTTAATAGTTTTTATGACATATCAAAATATCAGAAATGTAAATAAAAACATTGCAACTGTTGAAGGTGACTTAGGAGCGTTTAAAAGTTCAACTGGATATGTTTATCTTGATAAAGTATTTACAACAACTGACACAACAACTGGAAATTTATCATATACCGGCAAAAAGTTTATTATTAATAGATTAACTCAAAATGCCTATATTGACGAAACAAATTCTATTCAATTAATAGAAGTTGACAATTCTAGTGAAATATATGGACCGTTTTTCTTTATTGTTCCTAATTATATATCTGATAAAGGTATTTTAGGACCGTTCTGGAATTTAAAACTTAATATTTTTTAACTTTGATATATGGCAGATAAAGTAAAAGGCAAAAATATAGTTCTTTATTATTACGAAGCTCCTTCGGAAGCCTATCCTCAAGGTCGTGATATTCCTTTCGCTTGTTCTACTAACTGTACATTTAACGTGCAAGTAGATCAAAAAGAGGTTACAAGCCAAACTTCGGCTTGGTATAGACAATATAAAATAGACTTAGCAAGTTGGACAGTAAACTGTGATGGAATAGTAACATTAGATGGTTATGGCTATTTAAACTTTTTAACTATTCAACAAAACAGGACTCCAATAAGTATAAAGTTTGTGATTGATAACGGAGTGGACGGCTTAGTAGTTATTAGTGGAACTTGTAATTTAACGAGCTTTCAAATGAATGGACCATTTAAAGACATTGCTACTTATGCAGTTGCTTTACAGGGAACTGGTGCTTATGGTACAACAGGAACTTCAATTAATCCAAGCGGTACAGTTATCATTGCAGGTGGCGCAGTTTATACTAAAGGTTACACGGCGGCCGGAGCGGAGACTACAATCACTTTTGGGGATATGATAGGCAAGACTTGTTTATACGTTTCTCGTGGTGGGGTTGACGTTCAAAATATAATTAGTTCAGGCACTCCAGTAAACGAAGAGGTTAAGTGGGTTTCCGGAACTGGTATTTTAACATTCAGTAGAGCGTTAGAAAGTGGCGAGTATGTAAGGGCATTATTTCAATAGAAAAAATTAGATAAATGAGTAATCAATTAGTTATAACGAGTGGCGCAAAAGTTAGAAGTTTAAACGGTGTAATTACAGGCACGACCGGTGTATTGGACTCATTGCCTATTAACGCTGCAAATGGTATTCCACAATTAGACGTTAACGGTAAAATATTAGTTTCTCAATTACCTAATTCAGTAATGGAATATCAAGGTACTTGGAACGCTTCGACAAACACACCAACTTTAGTAAACGGTACCGGAAATCAAGGAGACGTTTATTTATGTAACGTAGCCGGAACGGTAAACTTTGGTGCTGGTCCGATTGCTTTTGTAGTGGGTGACCAAGTTATTTATTCAGGTAGCATTTGGCAGAGGGCAAGTGGATCAACAGGAACGGTGACGAGTGTTGCGGTTACTGAAACCGGAGACGCTTTAACAATTACAGGCTCACCGATAACAACAAGTGGAACAATAAACGTAGGCTTTGCCGGTACTTCTTTACAATATGTATCGGGTAATGGTGCCTTAGTTACTTTCCCTACGCTTATTAGTAGTATTGGGTTAAGTATGCCAAGCGCATTTAGTGTCGCTAATAGCCCTTTAACGGCCAACGGAACTTTAGCAGTAACGGGAGCAGGTGTTGCTTCTCAATATATAAGAGGGGACGGAACTTTAGCAGATTTCCCTACAAGTGGTGGCGGTGGCTCTTCGGTTTCTTATTATCTTAACGGTGGCACAAGTCAAGGCGTTATAGGTGGAACTACTTATTATGAAATGAGCAAAACGGCTGACACAGGAACGGGAGTTGATTTCCCTAAAACTGGAGACGGCTTAATAGTGTCATTCTTAACGGATGCTAACGATCCGGCGCAATTAAATATTCCTGCCGGTAATTGGAATTATGAGATTTATGTTTCAATGAGTGCTAACGGTGGCACTCCTCAGCTTTATGCTGAGTTATATAAATACGACGGTACTACATTTACTTTGATTTCAACAAGTACAAATGAAATTTTGTACGATGGTACAACTTTAAATTTGTACACTTTTGCAATGGCGGTTCCGACTACAACTTTAACGGTTACGGATAGGTTGGCGGTTAAATTATACGCTACAAATAGTGGCGGGAAAACTACAACGGTACACACTCAAAACAGTCATTTATGCCAAGTAATTACAACATTCTCAACGGGAATAACTGCGTTAAATGGATTGACTGCTCAAGTGCAATACTTTCAAGTAGGGACAAGTGGAACTGATTTCAATATTTCAAGTACAACTGCAACGCATACTTTTAACTTACCTACGGCTTCGGCTGCA